CCTGAAAGAACCCCCTCGACGGCTTGCCGCAATCATCAGTTTCGCGTATAACTGCGGGCTAGGAAACTACCGCATTTCCACGCTGAAGAAGCGGGTAGACGCTCAGGACTGGGCGGGTGCGTGCGAGGAAATCGTCAAGTGGAACAAGGCCGCAGGCCGCGTACTGAGGGGGTTAACCCGTAGACGCGAAGCCGAAGCGGCACTGCTGAGATAACCATGCCGCTGAAGAAACTCACACTCAAGCCCGGGGTCAACAAAGAGAACACCCGCTATACCAATGAGAACGGTTGGTATGAGTGCGACAAGGTGCGTTTTCGCCAAGGCACCCCCGAGAAGATTGGCGGGTGGGCTCGCATTTCTGCCAGTACGTTTCTTGGTGTTTGCCGCTCCCTGTGGAACTGGGTAACTCTTGGTGATCTGAACTTGATTGGGGTTGGAACCAACCTGAAGTTCTACATTGAGAAGGGCGGTGCGTATAACGACATCACCCCGATCCGCACGACAACCACCCTCGGAACTGACCCGTTCACAGGCAACGGGACTACGACAGTCACGGTAACTGCGCCCACACACGGTTGTGTGAATGGTGACTTTGTGACCTTCAGTGGTGTCACCGGCACCTACGCGGCGCTCCTTAACGGCGAGTTCCAGATCACCTTTGTCACCGTCAACTCTTACACCATCACGGTGGCATCTGCCATTCCTGCGGTGTCCACGGGCGGCTCGGCTGTCTCCGCGCAGTACCAGATCAACGTCGGCCCTGCGTTTGCGATTCCTCTAACCGGGTGGGGTGCGGGCGCGTGGAGTGCAGGTGCGTGGGGTGTTGGTGGAACGTCCAACACGGCTATCCGGCTTTGGAGCCAGGATAACTTTGGTGAAGACCTGATCTTCGGCCCCCGTGGTGGGCCTATGTACTACTGGGATGCAACGACCGGTGTAACCGTCAGGGGAGTTGAACTTTCCACGCTCTCCGGTGCGTCGGATGTACCGACCAAGCAGAACTACATCTATGTGTCTGACATCAGCCGGTTTGTGTTCGCCTTTGGATGCAACGATTACGGCTCTGCAACGCTTGATCCCATGCTGATTCGGTGGTCGGATCAGGAGAGCGCAGTCAACTGGACTCCCTCGGCCACCAATCAGGCGGGCAGTCTGCGGCTATCCCACGGCTCAGAAATCATCGCGGCTGTGCAGACCCGTCAGGAAATCGTGGTGTTCACGGACTCCTCCATCTACTCCTTGCAGTACCTTGGAGCGCAGGCCGGTGTCTGGGGCGCTCAACTCTTGGGCGATAACATTTCTATCGAAGGGCCGAACGCTGCGGTGATTGCATCGGGCGTGGTGTACTGGATGGGCGTGGACAAGTTCTATGCCTATGATGGTCGCGTGCAAACGTTACCCTGCGATCTGCGTCGGCATGTCTTCAGTGACTTCAATCAAGCGCAGGCAACCCAGGTATACGCGGGGACCAACGAGGGCTTCAATGAAGTCTGGTGGTTCTACCCATCTGCCAACTCCACGGTCAACGACCGGTACGTTGTCTATAACTACCTTGAGAAGATTTGGTACTACGGCACGATAGGCCGCACGGCGTGGCTTGACTCCGGCTTGCTCGACTACCCGATTGCTGCAACCTACAGCCAGAACCTTGTCTTCCATGAGAACGGTGTGGATGACAACGAGACCGGCACGCCAACTGCAATCAATGCTTACATCGAGTCCGCCGAATTCGACATTGAGGATGGGCAGAACTTTGGCTTCGTCTGGCGCATGCTGCCGGACGTGACCTTCACCGGCTCAACGGCAAACAACCCATCGTTGACCATGACGCTCATCCCCATGAAGGGTGCGGGCTCTGGGTTTAACAATCCGCAGTCGTTGGGTGGTTCAAGCAGTTCGGCGGTTACGCGCACGGCCACGGTGCCGATTGAGCAGTTCACCAACATCGTTTACATCCGGGTGCGTGGACGCCAGTTGATTATGAAGGCCCAGTCCAACGATCTAGGTGTGGCGTGGCAATTGGGCTCACCCCGTATTGACGTTCGTATGGATGGAAGACGCTGATGGCGTTCCTCATTGAAGATGCAATCGTTGTCCCGCCGCCTAACCTGCCCCTTGCGCCGGGTGACTACGACTCGCGCTATCAGGAGCAGTTCAACAACGTCCTGCGCCTGTACTTCAATCGTCTGGACGCACTACTGAGGCAGATCGTGGCAACCACATCCCCCATCCCAGTCTCTATTGGTGGCACCAACGTCGATGCCTTTGGGCGGGTGCGGGTCAGTCAGCCCTACACGCTCTTTGATTCTCAGCAACGTTACGCTGCGGACAATCAGTTCGACACGAGCACGGCTAACGGCGCATCTACTACGTTCTTGAGCAACGAGTCTTCTGTACAGATGTCAGTGGCGGCAACTACAGACTCGGAGGCAGTGCGTCAGTCTTTCCGCTCCATGTCCTACCAACCGGGCAAGGGGTTGTTGGTGCTTGCCACCTTTGCCATGAACACGCCCACGGCCAACATCCGGCAGCGTGTGGGGTACTTCAATACCCAGAACGGCGTGTTCTTCCAGGCTAACGGCACCACGCTGTCGATGGTCATGCGCTCTGATTCTCTGCCCACGCCGGGGACGCCGAGCGACATCCGCACCGTCAACCAAGCCGACTGGAACGGCGACAAGTTGGACGGCACCGGGGCATCCGGTATTACGCTTGACGTATCGAAGACGCAGATTTTCTGGGTGGACTTTGAATGGTTGGGTGTGGGCTCGGTGCGTACCGGGTTTGTGATTGACGGACAGTACATCGTCTGCCATACGTTTACCAACGCCAACGAAATCAGTTCGGTCTATATGACCACGGCCATCCTGCCGGTGCGGTACGAGATCAAGAATCTGTCCAACCTCACCACTGCGAGCATGAAGCACATCTGCTCGACGGTCATCTCTGAAGGTGGCTACGAGCAGTATTCCCCGAGTCACTTGGCTCGACGCACGACCAAACTTGGCAGTATCGGCCTGACGTTCTTGCCGGTTGTCTCGATTCGTTTAGCCTCCACGGCGCTTGGTGCGGTAGTGCTCCCGGGCCGGATGCAGTTGCTTCCCATCACTGGGCAGAACTACGAAGTAGGTCTTTTCTTTAACGCGACGCTGACAGGCGCTTCTTGGTCGGCTGTCCCAACGGACTCCAACGTGCAGATGGATACTTCTGCCACGGCCATGACAGGCGGTACTTTGGTGCAGACAGACTATGTGTCTTCAAGCGGTTCTGGCGGAACGCAGCCTCTGGTTGATCCGGCAGGTTACAACTGGGCTTTGCAGTTGGGCGTGTCTCTGGCGGGAGTCAGTGATACCTTGACGCTTGCCATCCGCACGGTGGATTCTGCAACGCCGTCAGGTGATTGCTACGGCACCATCGCTTTCTGGGACTTGACCCAATAAGATCATGGCAGTGACCTTTTTTGACGAGCGCGAACCAACAGAAGAAGACTTGCTGAATATCGTAGGCGGTGATGCTACGCAGCAAACTTCTCAGCAACCTGCTTCACAAGCGGCTGCGTCTGACTATTCCGGCATCCTGACCGGATATTATCAAGACATCCTTGGACGCGATCCAGACGAGGGCGGATATAACTTTTGGCTAGACGCTCTCAACTCAGGGAATTACACGCCTGAGTTTGTCAGGCAGCAATTTCTCTCTTCTCCTGAATATCAAGCGATCCAGGCTTCTCGGGTAGCGCCAACTGTTGCTCCTGTTGTCGCTCCAGTGGTCGCTCCCGTCGTTGCGCCAATCGTGGCACCAGCGATTACACCTGTAATTGCGCCGACAGTTTCTCCTGTTGTCTCTTCTGTTCAGTCTCCAATCTACAGCCAGGAAGATGTTAATGGCACTATTGCCGGCTACTTGAGAAACGGATACGAACCGGAACAGTTGGTTGATTTGGCGCTGTCCCTTGGGATTACGCAACAGCAATTTGATGCCGCAGTTTCAGATTATGTTGCGCCAACTTTTGCTCCAACCTATGTTGCTCCGGTGGTTGCGCCAACGGTTGCGCCGACCGTTTCTCCGGTGGTTGCGCCCGTAATCACGCCTACGATTTCCCCGGTTGTTGCTCCGACAGTTGCGCCAAGCGTTTCTCCTGCTGCCGCTGTAACCACTCCCGGCGGGGCTGCGGCAGCGTTTGCTGACAAACTTAAAAACATTTCATCTCCGTATGATCTGACGGACGCTGATCTGAAGTTTGGTGATTACACCGTCAATTACGACGCAAGTTACGACACTTCTGGCAATTGGAATTTTGGGAATATCACAGTCACTGCACCTGAAGCACGGACTGACAAAAATGTTCCCGCTCAGGCTCTCTACGACTATGACAAGAACGGAAACCTTCTTGGGTTCCGAATTGACTACAAAACTGGCGGTGATAGCGGAGTAGTTGTTGACTTCAACCCGGATGGGTCAATCAAGAACCAACGTAAATACGACCAGTCTGAAGGTTGGCGTCCGTTCGTTGGGTCGGCTCTTGCGGTCTTTGGGTCAATTGCACTACCCGGCCTTGGGCAAATGCTTGGCGGCGGTCTGCTTGGAACCGCAGGTGCAGGCGCAATCTTGGGTGGCGCAGGTGCTGCCGTTGCTGGGGCTGAGGGCTCTGACATTATTCGCGCAGCCGCAACCGGTGCGGTGGGCGCAACCGCAGGACAGTTGGCAAGCGGTCTTGCAGGCGATGTAAGTCAGTTGGTTGGCGGCGGTATACCGGGCGACATTGCAGCAGGCTTCGTTCGCGGCGGTGTCCAAGCATTGCCCGGCGCAATTGCCACGGGTGATTTCTCCAATGCGTTCCAGCAGGCTGCGCTGGGCGGGGCAACTGCCGGGGTCTCGTCTGCAATGTCAAACGCATTGCAAGGCTCTGGGTTTAATCCAAAGCAAGTTCAAGGCGCGCTGACCATCGCCACTCAGTTGGCCTCTGGGAACGTCGATCCTCGTTCTCTTGCCACCGCTCTTGGTGATCTTAGCGGTCACCCTGATGGGGCGATTGCTGCCAAAGCCGCACGAGTTGGTATCGCCCTCAGCAGTCTTGACTCTTCAAACCCAAGGTCTTTGGCCGGGTTGATTGGTGAGATGGCAGGTCTTGCTAAGGAGATTGACGACCGTGGGATCAAGCGGTTGCCCGGAACCATCCCAGGCCCAACCGTATCGGTAACTGGTGGAGATTTGAGCCCGGTTGGCACCACGAATGTTGATGATCTGCTTAACATCATCCGTGGCACAGAACTCCCTAGTGTTACGGGAGGGACGAGCACTACGGGCGCAACAACGGGCGCAGGTCAGTTTGCTGTTGGAAGCCAATTGTCTAGCGGCACCACGATTCAGACGGACAACCAGTCTGTTGCCGCGAACCTGATCAAAGATTTGGTCCCTTCCGGGCAGATGACGCCCAATCTGTTGAACTGGGCGGCAAGTTATGTCTGGTCCGGCGATCAGGACAAACTGCGTGATGCGGTAAACAACTACCTGCAAGGCAACGGGATGGTTGCCGCCCCGAGCCTGGGTACGGGCAGGACCACTTCCGGTATTGTTGTTGGGCCTGGATATACGGTTGATCCGACTGGGCAAAGTGGTGAGATTGGCTATACCTCTACCGGTATGCCTGCATCGCTTTCGCAAGTTGTTGATGTAAGCGGTAAGCGACTGACCGATCAAGAGAGATACCAAGACTTCCTCAACACGCCCGGCGCAGGTCTGTATGCGCTGACCCGGGGCTCTGTGCCCACTTTTGAAGAGTGGCAAGCAGCGCGTAATGCGCCGGACTCGGCGGCGGCAACGGGCGCAAATCTGTTGGTGCAGTTGGTTAAAGGCACGGCTGGTGCCACAGCAGGCACAGCAGGCACCCTGTCAGATATTGCGTCGCAGACGCCAAGCGGGACGCTTTCTCAGTACACGGCATCGTTCATCAACTATCTTGATCAGAACCTCACCCCTGAATACAGGGAAAGGCGCACCGAACTGAACAATGCCATCGCCCAGGCTGGACCAGAGTTTTGGTCTCAAGCCGCAGCAACTGCTATGCAGTATGGCGTTAGGCCGGACCAGTTGGCAGGCTTGGTTTTGGAGGCTGGCCCATCAATTCTTCTGCCCGGAGCAGCGGCTAAGGCATTGAGTCTGATGGGGGCTGGTGCAACCGCCACCACGGTGGGGACGATTTTCACAGCCGCAGGCACTCATGGCCTGAGTGTTGCAAGAAATACGATTGATGAGGCCACTGCCCTTGGAGCGTCTGATGCAGACGCGGTGCAGCGGGGGACTGCTGCCGGATTGGCTGCGGGCGCTACCTCTGGCTTAATCCAAGGACTGATCCCTGGCTCAACCGCGTTTGAGCGGTCTATCGCGGGCGTGACCGGCAGGGACATTGTTCCTGTTGGTGTAGCCAATGCAACAAGTAATTTCTTGGGCGACACGGCTCGGAATGTAATTCGATCCACTCTTGTAAAAGAGATGGGGGAAAACACAGCCGAGGAAACTACAGGCAAGATTTTCCAAAACCTTGCCAACGGACAGCCTTGGGATAAGGGGCTTGGCAGGACGGCGGCAGAGGCCGTCATCACTTCTGGTGCGCTAGTTGGAACCATAAATGCAGCACGTTCCAACCCGGATATTTCTCCGCTGGTTGAGAAAATCTTTAACCGCACGGAAAACAATTACCAAAACCTGACGTTCCTTGGCACTTCTCGTCCAGGCGAGACAACGGTTACAGGCACTTCCTACGACCCAACTCTTTTGATTGGTGGCCCTGGAACTCAGACCACTGCGACTCAAGCAGCCGATCTTTTGACGGGCGCTTTGGCCCGGCTTGGTTACGACCCAAATGTTCAGGGTGGAGACTTGCAGTCTCTGCTCAATGAGGCGTTTGACCGTTACACCACACAGACCGGAGCGGGCGCAACGACAACGAAGCCCGACATGTCGAAGTTCTTCGAGGGGACTTCGCCGGACATGATTGCCTTCTACGATGAAGACAACAACGCTGTTACCTATCGTGATCTTGCGCGGGAGTTGAACCTCCCCAACACCATCTTTGGTGAGGCGCAAACTGTTGCACCTACTGTCGCGCCCACGGTTGCACCTACTGTCGCGCCGACAACCACGCAGACCACCACGCAGACGGCTACTCCGACGATCACGCCCACAATGGGAACAACGATTGGCGGCGGAGTGGTTCCGTCTACTCAGACGATCACGCCCACAACCACACAGACAACCACCCTAACGGCTCTTGATCAGGACTCCCTCAATCAAACTCTGTTGAGAACCCTGTTTGGTTCTTACCTTGATCAGAATGGCAATGTAAGAGATGCCGAGGGGATGATCGTGACTCCCGAGGACTTTGGTCTTACGAGGGTTGTTGCTCCGGAGGCCACGCCAACGGTATCGCCAGCCGTGACGCCAATGGTTATCGTTGGGGAAGACGGGGAAATTTTGACGGGCGAAGACTTGTTGCCCAGGCCCACGGTTTCTCCGGTGGTCACGCCGACTGTCAGTCCGGCTGTGTCGCCCGTGGCTGCTCCAGTGGTGACACCGACCGCAACTCCAACGGTTACACCTACGGCGACGCCCACTGTCACGCCAACCGTGATCCCTACGGTCACCCCTACCGTAACCCCTACGGTTACGCCGACAGTCACTCCCACCGTCACACCGACTGCGACTCCCACAGTCACGCCTACCGTTACACCGACGGTAACGCCTACCGTTACTCCTACAGTTACACCTACGGTAACCCCGACCGTGACCCCTACGGTCACTCCGACAGTTACACCAACGGTGACTCCCACGGTTACCCCGACAGTCACGCCCACAGTTGCCCCTACCGTGACGCCCACTGTTACTCCAACAGTGACACCAACCGTAACTCCCACGGTGACCCCGACTGTTACGCCTACCGTCACACCAACGGTTACGCCTACCGTTACCCCGACTGTTACGCCCACGGTCACTCCGACCGTGACGCCGACAGTCACTCCCACGGTAACGCCTACGGTGACACCTGCTGCCACTCCTGCGGCGACACCGACTGTGACGCCTGCGGTCGCACCGGCTGTTGCGCCTGCGGTTACGCCGGTCACCCCGGCAGTTACGCCTGCGGTTGTCCCAGTCGTTACCCCGAAGCCAAGCCCGGTGGTGACGCCCAAGCCCACTCCGGTTGTTGTGCCAAAGGCAACGCCCGCCGCCGCGCGCCGGGTGCCGCTTCAGCAGCAGTTTGTTAGCCAAATTTCTGAGTTGCCCAGGTACGAAGCCTTCTACTACGAGGCCATGAAGTACGGGCCGCAAGCCAAGCGCATGCAGTCGATGGCCGATGTGACCGACTTCCAAGGTCGAGCGGCCAAGGCTAGGGACGCTATGGAACTTGCGCTAGAGGGGTCGGCAGATGAAAATATGACTCAGGATGCCGTAGACCAAATCATTGCGATGTCGCAAGAAAATCCTGCCGCGACCATCGAAGAACTGATGCAGATTATTGAGGGCAGAACAAATGGATGATTTTGACTTCACCGATTACACGGACATCCTGAACGACGATGTTGGTCAAACCGGACAAGACCCCAGTGTGGGTGGCGGTGACAAAAGCAGCGTAGATTGGTCATCCTTGATAAAGGACTTTGGCAATGCAGCCAAAGGCTTCTTCAACCCCAAGGGCGACTTGGGCGGTTTGCCACTGCTTGCACTGGCTGCGCTTGGCAATAAAGCCGGTTTCTTTAACGCCCCGCCTACCCGTGTTGGCTTCCAGGGCACGATCCCGAAGTACACGTTTACCCGGGGGCAGACCCCGTATGTAACGGGCACAGACAACGAAATGTTCCGCATGCGCCAAGCCGCCCAAGATGCGATGGCAACCGGCGCAACGCAGGATCAGGTTCGTGACGCAGCCTTCCGCAACTACGGCATCTCCCCGTCGCAGTTTGATGAAGCGATGAAGACCAAGGGAACGTATCGCCGTCCCGGTTCTGGCGCGCTTCAATACTTCACGGGTGGTCAGTACACCGGAGCCGGTAAGGGGTTGGAGTCGCTTGCGGCAAATGCCACGACCCCGTCTTTCTATCCGGCAGCAACTACAACTGAATCGGGTGGCCTTGCCAACATGAGGACTGGGCCTACTCAGAGGGCGTTGTCTGCACAAGCGGCCACTCAACCTGCTCAATCTCAGTCATTGGCAGTGCCCGCCCCCGGCACTCCTGAGCGTGCGGCTTACGAGCAACGTCTTGCAAGCCAGATGAGCGAGGCTGACTTCAAGGGTCTTCAGAATAGTCCGTATGGCGTGTTGGCCCCTGGCTTCAATGCTGCCGTTGCAGCCAATCTGCGCGGCAAGGAAGAACTAGCACGCCTTGGATTGACCAGTCGGTTTGGGCAAGAAATTTTGGACACTGACAGCCCGGAAGCAGTCAGAAACTACCTCCAGGCCATTCAGATTGAGCGGCCTATGGGCGGCAACATCACCGAAGACAATGATCTCAACAGGCTGATGGATGATTACATCCGTTATTCGATGGCTGGTGAGGTTGGCAACGCATACGCCGCCAAGAACAGGCTTGGTTCCTTGGGCGTTAGTGCGCCAAATGTACAGCGTGCCGCCGAGATTCTGAGTCCAGGCTTTAGCGACAAACTCTATGGGCTCTATTACGACCCTTCAGTAACGGCACAGCGCGGTGTAAGCGGGCTTCCTATTGATCTTGCGGGATTGTTCGCGCCCGGTGGCGGCGGCAATCCGTGGGCGGTGGTTGCTGATCAGAAGTCCAAGTTTGGTTTGACTGATGAGCAGATTGCCCGTGGCCTTGGTATCTCCACCAAGGAAGTAACTGATGCATTGGCGCAAGCCAAACCCCCTGGAAAAGCCGCTGGTGGGCGCATGCTTGGCGGCTTGGAGATGCTTGCCAATGGTCGTTACCTCAAGGGTAATGGTGATGGCGTATCCGATTCCATTCCCGCCCGGTTTGCTGGCTCGGGCCAAGAAGCGCGGTTGGCGGATGGGGAGTTTGTGGTCCCTGCCCGCGTGGTGTCTGAGTTAGGTAACGGATCATCCGATGCTGGTGCGCGCAAACTCTATGCGATGCTTGATCGTGTTGAGGCTCGGGCAAAGAAAGCAAAACGTGGCAAGCCGTCTGGCGCAGATGCCGAACTTAAAAAACTTGCGTAAGGATTAAACATGGCAACTGGTCTTACAAATCTTGCTAGTGCTGCTGCGGCAACGGGCTCTGGGGGAACTACAGCCGGGCGTCTTACCGGTCAAGAGCAAACCCTTTCCAACTGGGCGGCTCCTTATGTCACCGACATGCTTGCCAAGACGGCGGCTTTGTCTGAAGCCCCGTATCAAGCCTATCAAGGACCGTTGACAACCGGTCCTTCTTCGCTTCAGCAGCAATACTTCTCCGGCCTTGGCTCGATTGGATTCCCCAAGCAACTGGGGCAGTCGTTCACATCGACTGGTGCGCCAACAGTTCCGACTGCTTCTACTACGGGACCGACGCAAGGGGTTGGAGCAGCAACCGGGATCGCGGGTCAGTACATGAACCCGTATCTCCAGAATGTGCTTCAGCCGCAACTGGAAGAACTGCGCCGTCAATCGCAGATTCAACAGATGCAGAACGCATCCAGGCTGACCGGAACGGGCGGCCCAAGCGCTTATGGCGGTTCGCGTCATGCCATCATGGATGCAGAGTTGCAGCGCAACCTGTTGAACACGATGGGCACCACCATTGGTCAGGGTTATGCGACTGCGTATGACAAGGCAATGGACCAGTACAACAAAGAGCAAGCCCAGGCGATGGGCCTTGCTGGTTTGCTGGAGCGAGGCGGCGCGACTCAGCGGGGCATTGAGTCCGAAGGCGTGGCAGCGGACTTGGCTGAGTTTGAAAAGCAGCGCGACTATCCGTACAAACAACTGCAATTCCAGCAGTCCATGCTTCAGAACATGCCGTTCATGGCTCAGAACATGACCTATCAGGAAGAGAGCCCGTTTGTGCAGTTGATGAATGCACAAGGCGGTCTTGAGACCCTGTACAAAATCTTGTTCCCGAACGCTCCTGCAAACGCTCCGGCTCCGACTCCGGCACCCAAGGCTCCCTAAAGAGGCTGCAAATGGCTATGCAAGAACAGCAAACCCAGATTCCCGAGGCGCTTCTTGGGGTAATGATGCTTGGGCAGGCGGCGCAGTCCGGCCAGTTCCAACCTACCACGCCTGACGGTATGCCAACCGTTGCCGCCAAACTCATGGAGCAGGCGACGGCTCCGATGATGGGGGTGAATCAGGCGGCGCAGCAGGCTGGTCTTGCCGGGCAGATTGAAGCGATGCGTATGCAGAAGGCGCAGAACGCTTTGATGAATGCTGCCCAACAACAGCAGGTCGGTGGTCTTGAGGCGATGAACCCGCCGATGGGCAACTTTGCCTATGGCGGCATCGTCGGGTATGCGGGTGACGAAGAGAGTTTTGTAGTTGAGCCCGCCGAGGCCGGGTCTGCTGCCAAGATTGAGGTAGGGGAAGAAACTCCAGAGGCGCAGTTCGCCCTTGGTCTGGAGGCTCTGCGGCGCGCCCAGGCTCAGGAGGTTACGGGTCAGCAAATAATTCAGCAGGCCAAACAAAGAGATGAAGCCCGTCGGCAATTCCTCCAAGGGCAGCGAGTAAGCCCTGACTTTCTTGAGGAAGAAGCGGCCAAGGTTCAACAGCGTGGTGATGAGCAGGCCAAGTATTACGCTGACCTTGCCGCTGCCAAGAGGGCGCAACAAGAGGATGATGCCCGTCGTCAGTTCTTCTTGGGGATGCGCGGCGCCCGGTTTGGTGAAGCCATGCGTACCGGAGCAGAGGCTGCTATCCGTGGCGAGAAGGCTACCGAGGCTGCTGTTGAGCGGATCAATGAACTAAAGTTTGACATCCAAAACTCAGCCGCCAAAGAGCGCCGCCTTTTGGACAGGGCTCGGTTTGACATCGCTAACGGCAGGTTTGATGCCGCACAGAAAGACCTGCAAGAAGCCGAGAAGTTGCGCCAACAGCGCGAACTCAAGGAAGTGGACTACCGCCGTCAGATGGGCATGGAGTACGGTCGCAGTGAGCGCGCGGCAGAGACTGAAGAAACCCGCCGTCGCGGTCAGGACATGCGGCTCCAAGGCATCAGGGAGAGAATTACCGCATCGCAAAATACAGGCACCACGGGCAAGGCGGCTCGGGTTCAGAAGACCATTTCCGGCCCTGATGGCAGCGTCATCTTGATCATGTCTGATGGCTCTCAGGTTCCTACAGGGATTACTTCCGGCGAATTTAACCGTACCGTTGCCCGCTTGGTGACGGACATGAGCCGCCGTGATCCTGCGTTTGCGGAGTTGCCGGAAGCCGAGAAGCGGGCCAAGGCGCTTGAGCGTTTGACTGGCAATCCTGCCGGGGCTGCTCCGGCACCCGCTCCTGTTGCAGCGCCAAAGGGGACAAGAGAGAATCCGATCAAACTCGATTAAGTTAAATCATGCCGGTCTACCAATACAAAGGTCAGTTTTACGAACTTGCTGAAACTGACCCGGCGGCAGCCAAGGCGAAAATCCTGTCTCACCTTGGTGAGCAAGCACCGGCAGCGCCAGTCAGTCCTCCCCAAACACTTGCTGCACAGGCTGGATTGGATCAGCGTCCATCCATGCCTGCGGGCTTCATGCTCCGTCCTGAGTTCGTAGAGCAGACTCGTGCTGAGTACGGAAACCTTCCGCCTGAGCAGCGCCGTACCGCCTTGCAAGAAGCCTCTATGGGCCGAGGCATCCGTGCGGATGCGGCCAAGAGAATCCTTGCCGACCTAGCCATTGAGGATCAGCGCCGCCGTGAGATGACCCAAGGTCGTGAAGGCTTGATGGGCATCCTGGCCGCCGCGCAGCAACAACCTGCGCCCCGTCAGCCTGCGGCACCAGCGGCAGGACCGGCTCCCCGTGTGCAGTTCCCTGATGTCTCTCCCACGATTGGAGACATCATGGACATGGTTCCTGAGAAGGAGCGCATTCAGCGCCGTCTTGCCCAGGATGAAGCCGCCCGTACTTTGGAGGCGGCAGAGTCAAGCGTTGAGGCTATCCGTGCCCGTGAGCAGGAGCGGATGGGCGGATTTGAACAGGTTGCCAAGTCATTTACTGAGGTTGGCATTCCGACCGCAGAGGCTGGTGCCCTTGGGCTTACCGCCGTCGCGCAACAGGCGCAGATGGCAAAAATTGGCGATCAACTCAAGGCACTGGAATCCCAGGGCAAGAGTGATTCGCCGGAGGCTAACCGGCTCCGTAAGGTGCTGGAGCACTACTCCAAGCGCCAGCAGGTTTACCTTGGTGACCTTGCACAGACTCAGGCCAAGTTGAGCACTGCTCCGGTCTATCGCGGTGTCCGTGAACTGACCGAGGCTGAGACATTTACTGATGCCGCCAAGGCGTTTGCCCGTGATCCGATCAGCATCGTGGCAAACCTGACGGCGCAGTCCTTGCCGTCCATGCTGCCCGCCTTGGTGCTGGGCGTCATCAATCCTGCGTTGGGTGTTGCCGCTATGGGCGGCAGTTCCTACGGGGTTGAGTTTGGCAATGAACTGCTTGGCTTTGCCCGGGAGAAGGGGTTTGACACCACCGATCCCAAGCAGATGGCTCAGTTCATGCAGAACTCCGAACTGCTCCGTGAGGGCGTGAACCGTGCCGGGACGAAGGCCGGTATCGTTGCTGCGGGAGACATGCTGCTGACTGGGTTGGCAAGTAAGACGCTGGTGCCCAAGCGGATCACCGGACCTGTTGCCAAGAACGTCACCAATGTCGGCGTCCAGATGGGCGTTCAGGGTGTTGGTGGCGCGGGTACAGAAGCCTTGGCTCAGTACGTCACCACGGGTGAGATCAAGCCCGGCGAGGTTGTGGCTGAAGCCGTTGGCGAACTAGGTGGCGCTCCTGCTGAAGTGCTTACCCAAACCGCCCAGGCCCGTCGTGAGGCCCGTGCTGCTCAGGCCGCGCAGCCTCCGGCACCACCTCCTGCCGCCCCAGTTCCTCCCGCTCCTGCCGCCCCTGCTGGACGGATTGAGCCGACGTTTGAGGAACGTCCTGTGCCCCCCGTTCCTGGCGAGCGGGTTGAGCCGACACTTGAGGGCGCTCCCGCTCCTTCGACTGCCGCGCAAACCATGCGTGAACAGCAGGATGCTGTTGAGAAGATGGAGCGTGAGGCTCTGAAACTGGAGCCTGATGAGCCGATACAGGAGGTGGCGAAGGAAGCCCTTCAGGTTGAGCCAACGCCGCCGCAGACTGAACTGCCACGTCAGGCGGTTGTAGAGGTTCCGGTCGGTCAACTGAAACTGTCAGAGGATGTGCCCCAGTTCAAGATGGGCGCAGACAAGGCGGGCATTGTTGAACCGCTGGGCGGCAAGTTTGAGCGCACGGGTGTTGCGCCTATTCAGGTGTGGCGCAGGACTGATGGCCGCATGGAGATCATCTCCGGTCGGCATCGCTTCGATCTTGCAAAGCGCAGTGGTGAAGCCACCATCCCGGCGCAGATTCACGATGAGTCCAAGGGATTCACCCGTGACATGGCTGCTGTGTTGGATGCAGAACTCAACATCCGTGACGGTCAAGGAAAGGTAAAGGACTATGTCAACTACTTCAAAGGCACAGGGCTCGACCGGGAAACGGCAAACGCACGAGGACTACTGGCAAGAGCGCCGGGCAAGCGGGCTTTCTCAATCGCAAATGACGGAAGTGATGAACTCATTGCCGGTGTCCGTGCCGACCAAATCCCTGATGAGGCTGCGTACCTCGTCGCAATCAACGCGCCCGGCGATGCCCGGCTCCAAAGCGTAGGTATCAAGGCGATTGCTGATGGCAAGTCTGCTGCGACTGCCGTCAACATGATGCAGGCTGTCCGTGCCTTGGCTGGAGAAGCGGACACCACGACCGACATGTTTGGCTTTGACGACTCTGCCATGAAAGAGGCAGAGGAGATGGCAAAGATTGCCGGTCGCAAACAGAAGGAAATCCAGACCCGTCTGTCCGCCATCTCTGGTGCCGCCCGCAATCCTCAGTTGGCCGCCTCCGAAGGCATCGACATCCGCGACCCCCAGGCTGTCAACAACCGCATCAACGAACTGCGGCAGATGAAGGCGGCGTGGGATAACTGGTCTGTCAACCCTGAACTGATTGCCGAGATTCGTGCCGAGCGTGGCGTTGCGCCCCCGGTGCTGACCACGCAGACGCCCGAAGAGTTGCGCGCCAAGACCGAGCGTGAGGAGCGCGCCCGCAAGGAAGAGCAAGCCAAGCCTGCCGAGGTTCCGCCTGCTGAAGAGTTTGTGCTCACCGGAAGTGAGCGTGCTGCTGATGAGGCTGCAGCCCGTGGTCAGATGGAGTTGGCTCCTGCTGAAGAAAAGGCTGAAGCAAAGCCCGGTGAGGCGGTAGACGAGAACGACACCGGATTCCGTGGGGCCTCTGATGAAGAGGTGAAAGAAGTTGCTGGTGCCTTTAAGGATGCCGAGCAAAGCCAGGAAGATGAGCGGGAGACCCGAGTCTTTGATCCGCCCACCAAGAACGAAGTTGTGCGGATTGAGGACAAGGTCCGTGTCTACACCAAGGATCGTGGCTACATGACCTTGGATGAAGCAAAGCAGGAAATCGCCAAGTGGCGGCAACATGCTTTTGAGCAAGGCGATACCGGCGTCAATGCCGACAAGATTGTCCTGTCTTTGTTTGACCTGACGGGCGAATGGAGCATGCCTTGGGATGCGGCTGGTTATCAGGTCTTTCGGTTTGATATTCAGACTGACCCTGAGTACGGGGATGTCAGCAAGTTTTCCGGCGATTTCTTCAATGACATCTTTGGCGCGTTTGAGGGCCGAGACATCTACGCAATCCTGGCCGCTTGCCCTTGCACCGACTTTGCTTCCAGTGGTGCCCGTCACTTTGCTGCGAAGGATGAGGATGGCCGCACACTGGAGTCGGTCGAGTTGGTCCGTCAAACTTTGGCGACCATCGAATACTTCAAGCCTTCCGTCTGGGCGATTGAGAACCCTGTCGGACGGATTGAGAAACTGACCGGCCTGCCGCCCTGGAGGTCTTCATGGAACCCAAATCACTTCGGTGATCCGTACACAAAGAAGACTCTGCTGTGGGGTCGGTTCAATGCCGATATGCCGATTGCCCCTGTCGAAGCGACAGAGGGATCGAAGATGCACCGCATGTATGGCGGCAAGTCCCAGGCTACAAAGAATGCCCGCAGCGTAACGCCGGAAGGATTTGCCTACGCCTTCTTCATGGCGAACAACGCTGTGGACAACCCAGTGCTGGCAATCTCCAACAAGTATGACTTGATGGACCGTGCTGTCTTCGAGGAGGCGGTGAATGCGGGGATGACCTACGAGGAAATCTCAAGCGTTGTTGATGAGCCGTACTACTTCAGCCGGGACTACAAGCAGGCCGAGGCTGACCTTCGTGCTGCGGCCAAAGGTGCAAGCCCAGAGGCTCTTGAAGAAGAACTCCCTGACTTGCCTGTGCCTGAAGGGTTTGTGCCCAAGAAGGGGCGCGTAACCGGGATGGTCATGGCCGCGCGTGAGTTGGCGGCAGGCCGTATCTCCAAGGCCAAATACGATCAGTATGTTGAGAAGTACATGCCGATCAGGATGGTGCTTGGCGGCAACCTAGAAAGCCCAATTGAAGATGGGCTGATGAAGGAAATCCTCACACAGAAAATCAAGGGGAAAAAGAAAGACCCGAAGTTGGTCAACGCCCCTGTTGCTGATGGCACCCGTGTTGGTCTGCGTATGGACATCCCCGCCTTGGAGTGGGGGAAAGAAAATGGCGTGAATGGAAGCGTGGTTTCCATTCACCAGGGCAAAGACCCAGACAGGGCCAGAGGCGAAAACGTTTCGTACAAGAGCACGGGCTACATCAAGAATGTGGTCATGGCTCCTCGGGATGAGGAGAGGGCTTTTGGCATTGCCCAGCAACTGGAGGGCAAGCAAGGCGAGAAGTCTCCGCAGCAAACGATTGAGGGCGAATGGGTCAACATATCACCGGAAGAAACCTTCCGGCTTGTTAAGCAAAACCTTGACAACCCAGATTGGGTGCAGGTCAGCCTTGATCCGCTGCGCCATTCGTACTTCTATGCCCGCGACAGCAAGCGGCCCGTGTTGTCTGCTGATGAAGTGTTGCAAGTTGGCCGGTTCGTGTTGGCTAAGAACCCGGTGTACGGTGAGCGTGAGCAGTTCCTCTACAGCATCGACACTGATCAGCCGAAAGGCTATGACTTCTCCTCCCAAGAGCCGATTGCCGGGGAGCAGTCCAACCGTTCTCCGTCGCTCAAGCGCAAGGTCAAGACACTGAACCGTCAGCGCGAAGACGGCAAGATCACGCCCGAGAAGTTTGTTGAAGAGGTTGATGCTGCTGTCAAGGCTGATGAGGAAAGCAAATATGACAAGGCTGCTGCCGCACGAGTGCGCGGCGCGGACTACATCCGTCAGCGTTTGCTTGAGGCTAAGCGTCGTGGCGAACTCTCTGAAGAGAGTGTCAACCTAGCAGAGTGGTTCATCCTTCAGAACGAGAATCTGGTGGGCGACCTAGGTATTGCCATCAAAACTCCAAAGAAGGGTGGCACTGCTGGGATGTACGCCACGCTGCAGCGCATCATGGTGCTGATGAAGGGCGCTGCTAATGACAGCACCATCGTCCACGAAATCCTGCACCACCTTGAGCGCATGATGCCTGCTGAAGTACAGCAAGCCATCCGCAAAGCATGGTTGCGCTCTTTGGTGGCGGCTCAGAAGAAGGCCAAGACCCCGGAGGAGAAGTTCTTCTTCGAGGCGCTGATGAACCACCACTTCGGCACTGGCTCCGTCAGATACCTAAAGGACGCCCCGAAGTTCATCCTGATGCTGTCAGGGATGGGTGTAGACACCAACCTGTATGACCGCAGTTACCGCGTCGCCATCGAGATGTTGCGGCTTGGGCTGGTCAAGATGGATAACTATCAGTTCGTCAACCCGTCCGAGTTCTGGGCCGTCAACGGTTCCGAGATCGTGCGCGGTCGGTATGAGGCAGTCCAAGGTGGAGTGCTTGCCCGGCTGAAGAACTGGCTCAAGGAACTGGGTGAGCGCATCAAGGGCATGTTCGGCATGCGTTCTGATGCGCCGTTGATCAAGGCGCTTGATAGTCTGAGCAAAGCCGACGGTAAGTTTGTCAGCAGGGACATGCTGTCTTCGCAGGAAGACTACTTGCAGATTGGCAAGAACATCTACGGGCGCAAACCCCTTGCAGCCTGGACGATGCCCGATGAAACCAAGTTGGATGCCGACCTGATCTATCGGTTGCAGAACAAGCAGAT